TGACTGCTGGCTTCATCTCGAATGAGGCAATGCAGACCTTCTCACCTTGGCCGATCAGGGATAAGGCAATCTGGGAGGTCATCAGGGATTTACCGTGACCGTTCTGTCCTGACCACAGGGTTACTTCACCCTTACGGAACTCAAAGTTTTCCTTGGTGTGATCCCAAGGCAGGTAGGACACCTTCTGGTCCTTCTTGGTCCTCAGTCTGGCTTTGATGTAGTCAATGTAGTCTGATGCCTTCTTGACCTTGGTTTGGTTGTCAGTTTCTTTGATGTACTGAGAGAAGTCGATTGTGTCTGGGGTTAGTACTATTGCCATTTCATTTCCCGATGTAAGTGTCCGACCATCCGGTCTGCCGGAAGTATGGTTGGCCAGGAAGCAGAACGCTACTGGTGATAACCCTTGCTTTGGCATCAATCAGTTTCTTGTGAACTGCCTTGGCTCTACGTTCGTCAAGGCTTGTCAGGAAGACTGTCAGGCCAATGGCAAAACGCAGGTCAAGGGTATGTAGGTCGTCCTTGGCAATGCAGACCACTGGGGAGTCATCCCACTGATGCCACTCATGGGCGTTCAGTGAGGGATGGTCTTCAATGGAGATGAACTTGGGAGCCTTGCCAGACATCCGTAGTTTGATCAGGGGTTCATGGCCGAGCATTTGACATCCTCTTGAGTTTTTCTGCTGCTGTCAGTTGAATGGTTCCCTGTGCCCCTCCGCCTTTTGGTTCGTAGACATCCATCCAGCTATTGGTGATGGACCTGTCCAACAACTCAGCTACGTTGTGACCAGCCTCCCTCAACCTGACCAACTTGTCCAACATCAACTTGATTGCGTAGTCGGTCATTGGCTTTTTCAACTGCTTACGCATTTGGACAAAAGCCTCCCACTTTTCTTTTGGTAACCAATCAGGCAGAGCAACCGAAGGTTGTTTCTTTGGTTCTTGGTTTTTGGTTATTGGTTCTTGGTTGGCTTTGACTTGGGTTACCACTGGGATGCCACTGGGAACCGACTGGAAACCCACTGGGTTTTCTATGGCTTGTTTATTGGCTTTCGGACGACCACCTGCTTTGCCATTTTTCCTGTTTTTCTCGACCATCTCTTGATAGTCTCTGATGACAACATCACAGCGCTTGTTTCTCCAGCCGTCTTTGGTTGGGCTAAAGAACTCTTTGAGGACAAAAGACAGGGCTTCAGGGGTGACTCTCAGCCTCTTGGAAAGCAAAGAAACGTCATCCTCAATTGCTTTTTCGGTGTCGTAGTAGAGTTCCAAAAGACGGCGATAAGCCAGATCTTCTTCGTTGGAAAGATAGGTAGTGGCGGCTTTATAGTCGCCAATATGATGCGGATAGTAAAACATTTTTACCTCACGTTATCGGTAAGCCGTTACTGAAGAAACACTGGCAGGACGGTAACGAATCGTCTTTTCGGGAGCTACCCTAGCCACGTTTCAAAATATTATGAACGATCCCAGATAAAGTTGCAAGAATCGCACTTCTTATGGGAATGCCATTTTTCATAGTCCTTGAAATGCTTCTCCTGGCACTTGTCAGAAGCACAGACAGGACACTTTAACTTCTTAAAGATCTTGTCAAAGTTGTTTGCAAACGTCTGGTGATCGACCTCAAATGGTCTTGGGCTTGAACCTTTGGACATCTTCAAAACTCATCGTCATCATCAAACATGGAACGCTCTTGCTCCTTACGCTGGTAGTAAGCATCCAGCAAGGCAGCTTTCTGTTGGTCAACAAGGTAAGAGCCATCAGGCTCAGGCATCAGACCAGCACGGGGTGCATCATATTGGAAATCATTTCGCATTTGGTTTCGCCTTTGAGTAGTAGTGGGTGGTTTTACGGTCCAGTGTTTTAGCAACTGCAAAGCTATTCATACTGGATTTCTCTGCTTTGGTAAACAATGATGGTTTCTTGGATGCCCAATCAAATGGGCTTGGGTTGGTAGATTTCATTGATTGGCCTTACTTTTCGGTAACTTGCAATTTCAACAGCCCTAATTAAAGCACCAACAATGGCAGCTTCCCAGTCCTCCTCAGTAAGGTGCTGGGACAGTCTGTCAGTGGCAAGAACGATCATGTCGTATGCCAGAACTTCTTCAATGTTGTCGATGTGGCTCATGTGGTGAGCCTACCAAAAGAAAAACAAAAAGGAACCCGGGTAAACCCCTATGTTTTTGTTGAAAAAAGCTAGGTACAGTGGCTTCTCTTGCTTAACGAAAGGAACTCAATGAACACGCAAGCTCTTACCAAGGTCCGGCAACTATTCTGTGTTGCAGGTGTACCAACCAACATCCAGCGACACAACTGCCGTCAGTGGGTCAAATCAATCCGCCACCTGGGTGACAAGTGGTTGTTGGCTAAACCAGTGGGGAGAACACAATGAAAGACTTTTTGATCCAAGCCAAAGAAGAACTGCATGGTGTCCAGTACTGCCCGTACTGCATGGAGCCACGCAACGACAAACGTGTCTGCTGTGATGAAGTCCACTTCTTGGAGTTCCAAGACTTTGACGAAGAAACACAGAATCAAATTGTCCAAGACGAATACGACTCAACTATCTGGAAATAACATGAACGTCTATGAAAAACTTAACATTGCTCGTAAAAAGTTCCACGGAATTGAGCTAAAAAAATCAGGCCACAACAAGTTTGCTGGCTACAAATATTTTGAGCTTGGTGATTTCATCATCCCAGCCTTGGATATTTTCAATGAAGTTGGTTTAACAGCCGTCATCAGCTTTGGCAAAGAAGAAGCTTCTATGACAATCATTGACGTTGATAAGTCAGAAGATCGAATCATCATCTCGTCACCCATGTCTACAGCGGCTTTAAAGGGCTGTCACGAGGTCCAAAACCTTGGGGCAGTACAGACATACCTCAGACGCTATTTGTGGGTTGCAGCCCTTGAAATCGTTGAACACGATGCCTTGGACTCTTCTCCTAAGTTGACAGACGAGGGAATCAAAAAGAAAGGTGCTGCTCCAGTTGTTACACCCCGTGGTGGCATTGGTGACGACCTCCCACAAGACATCAAAGAATTCCTGACTGATTTGGCAGCAGGAGTCACAGAGTTGGTTGACCAGGGTAAGGCTAAAGAAGCTCTTGCACTGATTGACGAACAGGCATTGGAGGCTGATCAGCGTGTCTGGTTGGCTAATCAAATGTCTTCCACCGTGCGTTCTGCACTAAAGAAAATCAAAGAGGTAAATAATGGCTGATTTCGACAATACAAACAGAGGGTCGCTTTCAAAAATGAAAAGAAAACTGAGGAGAAGCACCCCGACATGAGTGGCTCCATCAACATTGATGGCACTGAATACTGGATCTCTGGCTGGAAAAAGCAGAGCAAAGCAGGTACAGGCTTTATCAGTCTGTCAGTGCGTCCTAAAGAACAGACACGGCAATCCAGCCAACCAACAAGCAAAGCCAAGAAAGATGAATTTCTTGATTTAGACTTTTAAGGAAGCATTATGGAAAACAACGAACTTAGTTTTGGCAGCAAAGCCTGTGGCGTTTCATTCAATCCTGGCGGTCATGTAATTGTTAATGACATCAAACAGCAGTTTGCAGAAATTGTTGATACTTTGCATGGTCACCGAGAAGCGTCTACAAATCCTGAAGTAAAACGAATGCTCAGTGTTGCAATCACTGAAGCACAAACCGCCCAGATGTGGGCTGTAAAAGCCGTAACTTGGCAATTTTAAGGAGCAACCATGAAAAAAGTTATCACCGCAATTGTTTTGGCATCTGCCGCTTTCACTGCTTTGGCAGCTTGCCCTGTTGGTACACGTTATCAGTGTCACCCAACGCTGAATGGCAAGATGGCTTGCGGCTGCTATTGATTTTTGGCCGAAAGCGGATGCTGATTAGGTGAAGTACACACCGACCACAAAGAGACATCAGACGCAGCGAGTAGGTCAACTTATAACCAAGTTAAGGAAGTTACGACAACTCCTTAACTTTCATTTAAAAGGATAAACAATGACTTTCACCCTCGACCCCAACGAAGCAGCTTTCATCGTCCGTGTGATTGGACAACTGCCCACAGAATCTAACGCCTACCCCCTCCATCAAAAACTTGTTCAGCAGTTCAAAGAACAAGAGAACCAGCCGGAAGTGATGCAGGTTGGAGGGACTGACTAATGAAAGAAACCCAATCATTTGGCATGACAGAGTTCCAGGTCATGCAGTGGGCACAGGCCAGAGGCATCTATGAGAATGGAACAGCCTTAGGCCAAGCCAGCAAGACGTTGGAAGAAGCCTGTGAGTTGCTGATTGCTGTTGCCAAAGATGACAAAGCAGAGATTGCTGATGCCATTGGTGATGTGATGGTCACACTGGTTAACGTAGGAGTCTTGACTGACCTAGATGTTCGCCAGTGCTTCTATAACGCCTACAAGGTTATTGAACATCGCAAGGGCTATCTCAACAAAGATGGCGTGTTTGTTAAGGAAGCGTGATGCTCTGTGATACTTGTAAAAACCCAACTCATTGCATGAACATTGCCCGTTGCGGAATGCAAACAGGCACACAGTCTGCTCTTGATAAACAAGAATCTGGCACTCACTACAAGGACAAAGGCATCCAGCCCATTGTCTACATCCACGCCAACAACCTTGGTTTCTGTGAAGGCAACGTAGTGAAATACGTCACCAGATGGAGAGACAAGGGAGGAGAGGCTGATCTACGAAAAGCAATCCATTACCTTGAATTGCTTATTCAGCTAGAAACAACGCCTTCTCCGCCAAACGGCGTTTAACGAGTCCAGGCAGCACTACGCCACCACCCTTCACCCAAGCCATAAAAGCCTCGGCAGCACCCTCCCAATCGCCTCTATTAGCCTTTATACGGATGGTAGAGCGTTGGAGGTTGCCTAGCCCAGCATTAAAGGCAAAGCTGACCAAAGCGTCAAAGCTGCCTTGACGGCCAACACAGCCGGGAACAAGTCGTAGAACACCACGTTCAAAATTTTCAACGTCAACACGGAATAGTTCGTTGATCTCTTCCTTGGTCCAAACACGGTTGTCCTCCGGTTTCAATGCGTATTTACTGCGTATCAGTCCTGTGTAGCCTTCTTTCCTGACCATAGGCAGTTTGATCTGATCCTGGTAAAGAACATGGCCGTAGCCAATGGTCCAGATGTGAGCAGGGCATAGATAAGGTTTGTTTCTGCACCCCTCATAGCGGTGCATCAAATCTTCACCAGCCTTGGACAGCTTCACTTCTTGCTCCAGTTACGTGAACCAAACCAGAATCCAATGATGCCACCAAGCATTGCCATCTCGTCAGGGCTGAAGATGATGTCAGCATAACGAAGCACATCATCCATGCTGGTGATCAAGCCAGGATTGGTCCACAGGTAAAAGCACAGGAATGCGTTGATGCAAACCAGCTCAAACACAAAGATGTAGGTCACTGTTGGTCGGACAGTGCCAATGTAGTTTGCCACCCAACGACTGGCCTTGGACAGCACCACTTTGTCGTGTTCTTGAGCGCCTCTGACCATCTGAGCTTCAGCCTCTGCCATCTGTGCTTCAGTCTGCATGGCGACTTGCTCAGTACGGATTTCCTCAACACGGGCTTGAGCAGCAAAACCAGCAGCAGCCAGTTGCAACTCACGCTCTGTTTGGACCTGAGCCAGACGAAGTTCATGTGCTTGGTCAGCCTTGTTTTGGAAGTACTCCAAGAGCTTTGGCAGACCAGAGATCAACAGGCCACCAAGGGTAGAGATAAGAGACAGCATGATTAACCTTTCGCAATCATCACAAGGTAAGCCCCAAAGCCTACCAACACAAAAACAAGAAATACCCCACCAATAATGATGCAGATTTCAACCAGTTCTTCACGTTCTTGCTTGGCCCTTAAAGCACGGTCACGAGCCAGTTGAGCATCAATCTTGTCCTGCTTATTCATCTCGGCCACACGGACCATGATGGAGTTCCAGACATCCATGTTGTTCGGAAAGAACAAGCCTTTGACCTGTTCTTCAAAGTCTCGCTGTGCTTTCAGATCCAGTTCAATCTGAACAGCCTTACCCATGTTGGAGCCACCACTGCTTTTGGCTTGGTTAAGTGCCTTGGTGACCTCATGCTTTTGCTCAAAGTACCGCCCTAAAAGCGGTCCGAGACTACGGACATCATCCATAGTAGATGATGCCTCTTTGATCATGGATACCGTCTTTTGGACAGCAGCCATCGCTGTGAGTGCAATTGTGATCGGGTCCATCAGAAACCTCTTACTACAACAAGGGCGACCTGAAGAGGCCACCAAACGACAACCCAAGCAATGGCGACTCTAAGTCGCATAGGCCCAGATTAGAACCTTGATGCAATAAACAATAAACCCAACAAGAAGGGCCGCTGCAATAAAAGCAACAGCCCAGTCTTTCATTTGAGGTGATCTTTGAATGTCTGCCAGTAGATGCCAGCAGCAACCATCAAACCGCTAACGTACAGGATAGGCTTTGCAAGCTTTCCTAGAGTCTCAAGGACTAGAAAAGCACCAGACGCTGCCTGAAACGCCGCAACGACACCTTGAGTGTTCTGGTCAATACGGTCA